CAGTCATTCCGGTTCGGCCGAAAGAAATGTTGCCGTACTGCTTGGCGTCGTACGGCGCTTCGGTAGATTTCGCGTAGTTCGACGAGCGCTGTTTCGGCGCGTTGAGCTTCGTCGTCACCTGCTTGGTCTTGGGCACTGACGGCCTGAGCCGCGACACCGAAGACGTCGATACGACTTTGTTGTTGGCCATACCGACCTCCTTGGTGTCGCGGTTACTCGCGGGAGTTACTTCCCGCGCTTGCCCGCCATGAAGCCCTTGGCGAACAGGTTGCCCTTGTTGACCTTGTCGAGGGCCTTCTTGTCCGCTGCACGGTCCGCCTTGGAGCCCTCCTTCGGAGCGCCCTTGCGGCTATCCATGCGCTTGTCGATGGCCGAGCGCTCGAACTGCTTGGGGGTCATCTTCGCCATCACTGACCCGCCTTCGCCGAGTGGCCCGCGCGAGCGGTGCCGGCCGAGCCCTTGCCGAACATCTTGGTCGTGCCGCCGGACACGAACTTGCCGCCCGAGCCGCCGTTGTCGCTCTTGGCGGTGTGACCCGCCTTGGCGGTCGCTGCGCCGCCCTTGCCGAACATCTTGCCGGAACCGCCGGACATGAACTTTCCTCCGCCGGAGGATTTGCTGTTGACCTTCGCCATACCAATGGCCTCCTGCGCTATTGGGAACCACCGGAGATGTTGGTGCGCGGGCCAACGTCCCCAGATGCTTGGCCGCCCTGCGGCGTCTGACCGCCTTGGGCATCTGCTGCCTTCTCGCCGAGGCCGGCGTGGCCCGGTATGTTCTGCTGCGCGGCTTTGGCAGCTGCTGCCTTCTGCTGCGTCTCCAACTCGTCTTCCGACGGCACCACCTGAGCGCCGGAAATGCCGATGGTATCTGCCACCGACCGGAGCACCGTGGCTCGCCCCTTCGGACCCATGATCTGGGCATCCATCGGGTTGGCCGTGATGCCAAGGAACTCAAGTTGGCGAGCACGCTGCGTTTCCCGCTGCACTGCCACCTGCACGCCAAGAATGCGGACTTTCTCGTCGCCAGTCAACATCCCTGTTTCGTCGGTCATCATGATCATGTCGTAGAGCCCCATCAGGGCGGGCTCGTAGACATCGCGGTCGATGTTGGCGCAGACCGTCTGAAGCATCTTGGACGCGTTGCCCATGAGCATGGCGAGGCCGGACGCGGTGCGCCCAGCGCCGGAGCCGGCAGCGCCGCCGGCCAGATACTTCGGGATGGCCGACAGGTCATCTGCGATGGCCATCATCTCCTTGTAGACGCCAAGGTGCTCGTGCGCGTTCGACTGCGGCTGGAAGAACTCGACCGGCTTCTGGGTCGAGTTGGTCAGCGGGTCATTGGTGACGTGCCAGCGCTTCCACGGGTACATCTCGTCGGCGTCGGCCCCGATGGCGATGCGGTCATCGTTCACGACCACCTGCGGGCCGGACGACATGGACAAGTTGTTGGCCAGCGAGCGGAGCGAGGCGTTGGCCATCTCCTGCACGTCGGCGAGGATGTCCGGCAAGGCGTTGCCCACTGGCGTTCCGGGCACCTTCTCGAACGACGTGATGTAGTAGGGGTGGCGCTTGCGCGGGCTCGGCGACAGCTGAACCTTCAGCACATGGCGGTCGATGATCCACGCCTGCACCATGTAGTCGCGCAGCGGGTCGGTCACGCCGGGTAGGTTATACCCGGCCAGCATGCTGCCCTGCACGTTGCCGTGGAACTCCAACATGGAGATCAGGCCGGAGCGGTTGAGGTGCGGGTTCTCGCGGCGCTCAAGGATCGCACGCGCGGCGTCGGTCTGGTCCCAGTTGTCGTACAGGCCGCCCGAGCCGTAGTCGGCGAGGCACTGGCGCACTGCTTCGGTGTTGTAGCCGGGGATGTCCAGCAGGTCGTTGAGATCGGCACGGGTGACGCGCGAGCGCTCGATGATCTCCGCGTCCTCGATGCGCGAGATGCCGGGCGTCCAGAACAGGTCGAACGGCGACACGCGCGACCAGATGAGGCGCGGCACATTGGTGATGACCGGCTGTCCCTGCTTCCACTTCACCGTCTGCACGATGCGGACTGTCGGCCCTTTGAGGCACGCGAACGGGAACAGCGGCAGGTCTTGGATGAACTCGCTGATCGCCCGGTAGAAGTCACCCTCGTTGAGGATTTCGTCGATCTTGTCCTGCGCAACCTTGGCCTGATCCTTGGCCCGCTTCTTGGAAGCGTCGCGAGCCGCCTTCATCAGCCCGAAGATGCGGTCGCGGATCATCGTGGGGTCGACGGGCATCCCCTGCTGCTGAAGCGCCGCCATTTCGGAGTTGGCCAGCGAGATGATGGCCTGCACGATGTTCGGCGGCACATCCGGGTCGGGAGCCGGGTCGATGCCCCATGCCCGCTCGTTCGTCAGGTAGACGTCTCGCAGCAGCGACGACGCGCCACGGCACTTCATGGCGGTCATGCGGGCGTAGATTTCGGAGCCGCCGAACTGCCGGACCTCCGCGAGCTTCTGCGGGTCGTACTCGCCGTTGAACGCCCGCATGGCGGCGAGCAGGCGGTGGTCCCAGCCCGACTGGGTGTTGGCGCGGTGAACGCGCATGACGTCGTAGCGCGACCGGATATAGCCCACCAGACCCTGAAGCTGCGCACTTCGCGCCGCCTCGTCTGCGTCCCGTTTGACCTTGCGCTCTTCCTCTTCGCGAGCCGCTAGCTGCGAATTGCTCGCTATACGAATGACGCCGCGCTGTGGGAGAGTGTTGGACATGGCGGTTGTTTACCGTATATTCCGATGCCTTGGCAATAGGGATCATACACCATGGATAGCCCGCCTAACAAGCCCGCCACCGAAGTAACATCAGACAAGCTCGACACGACCATGCTTCAACTGGCGCGTGAGATCGCCATGGACATCTACCCGTTGTCCGACATCCTGTCGAACGCAGGGGTGTCGCACGACCAGTGGGAGGTGATCCAGCGCAGCCCGCGCTTCGTCGCCTACCTGAGCGCCAATGTCGCGGAATGGTCGAGCGCCAAGAACTCAAGCGAGCGGCTGAAGCTCAAGTCGGCCATCCTTCTGGAAGAATGGCTGCCGACGCTCAACAACGAGCTGCACGGCAAGGACGCGTCGCTCAATGCCAAGGTAGAGGCCGCCAAACTGCTTGCCAAAGTCGCTGGCGTCGACCGGATGCCCAGCGAAGGCGGCGACAGCTCCAACGGCTTTCAGGTCGTCATCAACCTCGGCGACCGCCGTATCGACCACACGATTACTCTTCCGAGTAACCAGTATTCCACCGTAACCAATGAGCTTGACTGATGACCTCTGTTCGCTTCGACGCCCCACCCACCATTGCGCGGTTCATGTCATCCGAGGCGTTCGGCAGGCTCATCGCGGGGCCTGTAGGCTCCGCCAAGACCACCGGCTGCATCTTTGAGCTGTTCCGACGCGCCGCCGAGCAGATCAAGGCCCCTGACGGCTACCGCTACACCCGGTTCGCCATCGTCCGCCAGACGCTGAAGCAGCTCAAGGACACCGTCCTCAAGGACATTCTGGCGTGGCTCGGCCAGATCAGCACCTACAAGGTCTCCGACAACACCATCTACATCGAGGCCGGCGACATCCGGTCGGAATGGCTCCTGATCCCGCTCGACGACCCCGAGGACCAGCGCCGGTTGCTGTCCATGCAGCTCACAGGCGCGTGGATGTCGGAGTGCATCGAGATGGACATCCAGATCATCGACCCGCTCTCCGGCCGTCTTGGACGCTACCCGTCGGCAGCGCAAGGTGGTGCATCGTGGTTCGGGCTCATCGCGGATACCAACTTCCCGACGGAGGGTTCCGACTGGCACAAGTTCATGGAGAACCCGCCCAAGGACTGGCAAATCTTCAAGCAGCCGGGTGGCATGGCCGACAACGCCGAGAACCTGAACTGGCTGACACAGACGCCGGAGACCCTGAAGCTCCCGATCAACCACCCGGAGCGCATCGCACAGGGCCGCAAATACTACGAGCGCATGACCGAAAACAGCTCACCGGACTGGGTGCGCCGCTACGTCCACGCGCAGTACGGCGCTGACCCGTCTGGCACCGTCGTGTTCCGCGACAGCTTCAGCATGTCGAAGCACGTCGTCGACGAGATCATCCCGCTGTCGACCATGCCGCTCTACATCGGACAGGACTTCGGTCGCGACCCCTGCTCGATCATCGTCCAGCCCGACCATCGCGGCTGTCTGCTGGTTCTGGAAGAAGTCATCGCGAAAGACGTTGGCCTTGAGGTGCATGTGCGCACTTCGCTGAAGCCGGCCCTCAAGCAGGAGCGTTACCTCGGCAGGGGGACGGCGGTCATCGGAGACCCATCAGGCGCGGCGCGCGGGTCCATCTTTGAAGAGACCACGTTCGACTTCATGAAGAACGCCGGTTTCTCCGCCTTCCCCGCCCCCACCAACGACATCGAGCCCCGTATCCGGGCCGTGGAGGGGTGGTTGATGTCCATGGTCAACGGCGAGCCGGCGGTGAAGATCGACCGTAAGCGGTGCCCGACGCTCATTCAGGCGCTGTCGATTGGCTACCGCTACTCCAAGCTGCGTTCGGGGCAGACCAAGCCCATGCCCGACAAGAACGAGTTCTCGCACATCATGGACGCGTTCCAGTACGCGTGCCTTGCAGCGGGCAGCGGGCTCCACGGCCATATCCAGAACCGTCTGACCCGTCGCCCTGCTGCACCGCCCCGGCGCTACTCGGCGGCGGGGTGGACCTGATCGGTCAGCTTACGGATGGCAGTCGCCAGCGTATCCCTCTCTGCCGTAACGGCGGCGAGAGAGGCTTCGGCGGCGGCCAGACGCTCGGACAGCGATCCGTCCGGGGGTCCGTTCTGCTCGGCCTTTTGCTCGTCAAGCCAGCGTTGGACCTCGCCACCGCTCCACATTTTCCGCAGCATCGTCGGGAATTTCAGGCGACCGAAGGCCTCATCCCATCCCGCATTCCATCCGAGCACGTAGCCGGTGTCTTGGCGGTAGTGGGTAATCTCCCCCTCCGCCTTCTCGGCGCGGGCTATGGCGGCGTCCAGCTCGGCGTAGAGGGCGAGGATCGCGGCGGGGTTGGCGAGCAGCATGAAGCGCCCGTCTTCATCAGACGGTGGCTGCTCGAAGACGCACACGTCACCGGGCCGCCCAGCCGGCATGATGGCCGCCAGCTTGCCCTTGTCGGAAAAGCCGACCCACGGCCCCGGTGTCGCCGCCTCTGCGGCCTTTCGCA